TTTTCAGAAAGGTCATTATTCGGTGTTGAAAGAATATCGAGGTGGTGGAGCTTTTGTTATTCATGACTTAAAGAAAAATACTGTTTATCTGTTTAAAGGAGCATCTAAAGCTACTGAATATGCTAAAGAAATTACTGAAGAAAGACCTCTTTTCTGTTGCTATGATAAAGATGCTTTTATTTTTAGTTCTTTAGCGTATCCATTAGTTGGATTATATCCTAAGAACAAAATCTATCGTATTCCTTGTAATACTCTTTATAAAGTTCATAATGGTAGACTTGTTAAACTTGAGGTTTTAGATAGGTCTGAATGTTTGCAAAGTAAACCTACAGTTGTAACTGTTAATTCTTATTCTGGCTTCTATCAAGACAGATATATTGATTTTAATGTTAAAACTGGACGTTATAAGTTAGGAAAGAATTATCTTACCGGAGAACAATTCTTTTCTGACTATGGATATCATTATGATATAAAGAGTCAATGGGCTAATTCTTATTGGTTCTGGGGAGGATATATGCTTCCTGGACAGAAATCTTATGAAGCTGTACTTAAATATAGTACAGAGTGCAAGGATCCTCAAAAGGCATTACAACTTGCAAAAGCATTAACTTATCTTCCATTTGATGAAAAGGGGTGCTGGATGGAATCCTATGAAGATGGTTCTTTTCATGTTGTAAAAGACAATAAGGTATCATTTCCTTTGAGTAGGAACGAACTGCATATTAAGAATGGTAGAGCTGTTATGACTTCATATTTGAGTACAATGGATGCTACTGTTTTTAATGATTTATCTGATGATATGATTCAAAAAATTGTAAACAATGTATGCCGTAAATGAACTTACAAGAAGATTTGAAGATTATTCAAGTTTAGTTAGATGTGCTGTGGCATATGAGAATGGTATTATAGAATTTGGCTACGTTAATCCGAAAGAGAACTTATGTGTGTATTGCTATGATGATCATGGAAAGTTTTTAGCTAGATATAATTCTTTAAAAGACTGTTTGAACTTTAATAGAGAATATGGTATATATACTTTTGATAAGGTTCCTAATGCAAACATTTATGCTGCTGGAAATTTTCCATATACTTTTACTAAATACTATAATACTCGATTTTTGAGTGATACTTTTCAGAAATGGCAAGAAAATTACCATAGCATTCAGTTTAAATATGCTGACGAAATGCCTTATACTTTTGGGTTAGAATTTGAGACTAGTGGAGGATATATTCCAGAGCATGAACTATTTAATTTAGGATTAATTCCTTTAAGAGACGGTTCTATTAGAGGTCTTGAATATTCTACAATTGTATTAAAGGGGCAACAAGGATTAAACACTCTATACGAAATGACTAAATGTTTGCGTAAATATACAATCTTTGATAAAGAGTGTTCGTTACACATTCATTTAGGCAATTGGAAACTTGATGAATCTACTATTTTAAAGCTGAATAATTTATTTAGTTCAGCTTCTTTAGGACAATATCTCCCAAGAGATACTTATAATACTGAACGATATAAAGCAACTGGTAAGAGCTATTGTAAGAAGAATGCTAGCTACAGTACTTTTAATGATTTGTATCGTTCTTTAGTAGGTAGATCTTATTATGGAGATCTGTATCAACCTCATCCTGATGATACTAATGGAACTAGAAAATGGAATATTCATTCAAGATATAAGGCATTGAATCTTATAAATGCTTTATGTTACAATTTTGGTAAAACTGCAGAATTTAGAATATTGAGGCCGACTTATAATTTTGATAAAATTATTTGTTGGTTATATGTTTTCGCTGCGTTTATCAAATATGCCGAAAATGGATATCGAGTGACTACTTCTGTTGATAAGATTCTTGAAAGAGTTTACTCTCCAGAACTTGCTACTATTCTTAAACAGTTCTTAAAATTAGAACAAGAGGTAGTAGATAAGCAAACAAATAACGGAGACTATATTGGTGCAGATATTTCATTAGAAGACTCAATTATCACTAAAGAGAACTTATCTCCTGATAACAATTTCTTCTATTAATAATATATAGTTAGAAAAAATGTTAAATTTATTTTGATATTTTTTATAAAATAACTATGTTATTATTAACAACTAAAACCGTTGAAATTGTCGCATGTTACTAGACGATTTAATTGTAAAGGAGAACTATAAGTGTATAATTACATAAAGTAGTTCTCCTTTATATTATTATTTAACCTTCTAATATAAATTATAATATGAAATCATACATAATTTTCTTAGATGATATAAGAGATCCTGATTCTAATTATGGTATTTCAACGGTTACAAATAGAAATGAAATTATAGTTATTAGAAATTCTAATGAATTTGAAGCATTTCTTAAAAATGCAATTAATAACCATTTAAAAATAACTCAAGTTATGTTTGACCATGATTTAGGGTTAAATTCAAAAGATGGTTATGAATGCTTAAAATGGATGCTTAATTATATGAAGGATAATTCATATCCAATACCTTTAGTTACTTGTCATTCGAGTAATCCAGTAGGACGAGATAATATATTATCCTACTATAATAACTTTAAAAAATATAATACTTAATATTATGCTTAAAGATACAATTGATAATGATATACAATCTGCAATCAAATCTAATGCTGAAGAGTATAAAATTAATACTTTGCGTGCTATTAAGACCGAGCTTTTAAATACAGAGAAAGGTATTGGAGGCAAAAAGCCAACTACAATTACTGATGTTATTGAAGTTAGTGTCCTTAATAAAATGTGCAAGGAGCGTAAAGAAAGTGCTGACCAATATCGAAAAGGTGGAAGAGAAGATCTAGCTATTAATGAAGAGAAAGAAATTTCTATTATTAAAACTTATCTTCCAGAAATGCCTTCTGATGTGGAAGTTATAAGTTATATATCATCGTGTATAGAAAATTTAGCAAAAGAGCATCAAATTTCTTCTCGCGATACTGGTACTATTTTGAAATCTGTTAAAGAAAAGTATCCATTTATTAATGGAAAATTAGTTTCAGATACTATTGCAGCTTACGTTAAATCTCACTAATATGTTATATGTTTTATTATATGTAATAGGAGTAATAATTACTCTATTCTTATTAAAGAAATATATGCCATATAAAGAAGGAGATTATGAAATTGATGACGTTACACACATTGCTTTTCCGATAGATAAAGAAATGCACAAAACTAATCAGATAGCTCAAGCATTATTTTGGCCATTTGTTTTAGGATTATTAATTACATTATATCCAATACATTTATTGGATCATTTTTATGATAAGATTCCTAATAAATAGATAAATTAAAAATAACTTAAATAAATAAAATATGTCTATCTTTCTTCTTGTACTTTCAGTTGTTTTATTCTTTTTCTTAGGAATAATCCTAATCCGAAATAATTATGTCAATCAATTGCATAAAGATTCAATGAATATTGCATTTGATATTCTTGAAATGATTAGCAGGGATAATGTTGAATTATCTGATGAAATGCTTGAACTTCAAGCATCTAAACTTGCAGGAATGATTGAGGTTTGTTTACCAACACATCAATGGTTAGGTGAGAAAGAACCTCTTGCAATCTTTGTGTTAGGTTTTGACTTTGAGGTTGAGCAATTGATTAATGGAAATCCTCTTATTAGAGAACTAAAACATACTATTACTGAAATAGAAGATTCTATGAATTTTGCAGATGAATCTGATAATTTAGGTGGTATATATGTTTTGGAAATTTCAAGACAACAAGCTGGTTCTTTGTATGATATATTGAAAAAACTTCCTAATCCTTCAAAAAATATAAAGAAAATTCTTTCAAAACTTAAAACTATTATATATAACAAGTAATCTTGTTATTTGCAGGCATGGCGTAATTGGTAGCCGCGCAAGAATTAGAATCTTGTTCTGAGAGGAGTGGGGGTTCGAGTCCCCCTGCCTGCACATTACTATCATGAAGAATGGTTCGTCTGCACAAACAGGGGAGTAGTAAAATTCTGCGGTAATGATATCCCTAATTTAACCCATTAGGGATTAATATGTCGAGTTGCTAGAGTGGTCGAATAGGGTAGTCTGCAAAACTATCGGTGAATAGCCCACATTGGTTCGAATCCAATACTCGACTCTCAGTAAGACTGTTGTAGATAATTAATTAGATTAGATTAAATTTAACTTTTAATTAATTAAAAAAAATAAATCAAATGAAGAAAATCACAAGTATTTTTATGGTACTGACTGTGGCTATGTGCATGATGTTTACTGCTTGTAATGGTTGTAGCCAGAAAAATGAACCTGTTAATGAGATTACTTATCCCGTGGCTGGTTTAAATGTGGAACGTGTTACCGCCACTGACTTTGAGTACATGACTGCCAACTATGGTAATGACTATCGTTGGTACGAATGCTGTATCGATGCTAAAGATTGGATTGATGAAAGCGATACATTCTATGTCAACGGTATTGCCAACGTATTCTATAAGGTGTATTTCAATGAGGATAGTACGTCTGGTACTGCAAAGGTATATCTGCTTGCACACGTTGGTGATGTATTTACTATTGACTCGACAGAGGGTATTTGGGTTGGTGATGAGCCTATGAACGAATTTAATCCTATGAAGATTAATTTTGCTCAAGCTTATGATGCGATGATGAGAACAAATTGTATTAAACCTCATAGTCGTCACTGTGTCCTTCGTAAGGAACTTGGCCCTCTAGACGCTGCTCCTCAATATATCTTTGGTAATCAAGAGATTCAAGTATATGTGGATGCCCAGAATGGCAGTGTAAATGTTGACAACCCAGTGTTTCCTGTGGATGCTAATGACATTCCCGCTGATCGTTCTGAGAATGACAGCACTCTAAAGAAACTAGGCTACGCATTTAGTTGGTAATTCTATAGCTCAGTTCAAATACTGAGCATCTTGTATCCGTAGCTCAGCTGGTATTTAGAGCACAGGATTTTTAATCCTGGAGTCGTGGGTTCGAACCCCACCGGATACACTAACTAATACTGATGTAGCTCAGTGGTTAGAGCAGATGCCTTATAAGCATCAGGTCGCTGGTTCAAGCCCAGCCATCAGTACATTAAAATTTTTACACAATGAAATTAAAATATAGAATACAACGAAGTATTGGAAATATCTATAAAAAGATATTTGGTTATAAATTTGTAAATTTTAGTTCATTAAAAGAATATCATGATTGGTATAATTCTAAAAAGTTTGAATTCTATTGTAAGATAGGATTATTTAATGGACACTATGATAGTCCAATACAAACAAGTCTTAAATTAACAAGTCCTGATATGTTTGATTGGAATGAAATTAAACAAGAGCATGGTCCAAATTTAAAACTTATCTGTGAAGAATGTCAAGATAAGTTCGGTAAGCTTTGTGTTTTTAATTCTAGTTATACAAATAAATCTATAATACTTACAGCTGGTAAGTTTACTGGTATAGAGATAACACATGAAGATTATTACTATATAGTTGAATATGGTGATGGTCATACTAGTTATAGCAGTTGTGCAGGAAGAATATTATTTATAGATGAAGATAAATCCACTAAAAAACAAATTGATACTGAATTAGGACCTTTAACAATATTTGAATATCAAGGAATAAATTATGTAAAATAAGTCCTTTTTCAATATATATTCTTCTTTTTTATTAAAAAATACTTGGAGGTAGGCTTGGAAGCAGCCATCCTTTAAAGAGTGACATTCAACAGTACCACCCTTTATACAAAAGGGGTATAAAGTGTGTTGGTACACAATGTTGAGTAAACGTAAAACGTGACACTAACATATTGTTGAGTAATCCTGTGAGAGTCGACGAGAGCAGGTCAACGCAATATGTAACTTTAAGTTTGCAATGAAAGTGGTCTTTGGTGTAATAACACACAAGTATTTTTTTTTCAATGCTTCTGGAGTCTAGTTGGTAAAATGCGGGATTTGTACTCCTGAGTCCACAGTTCGAATCTGTGCAGAAGCTCTATATAATATATAAAATATAATTAAATATGAAAGTTGATTGGAATAATGAAAAGGAAAATTTAGCTCGTATGATTTAGAATAAAGAATCATATGAATCTATAGGAAGATATTATAGTGTTTCTGGAACAACTATTAAGAAAACTGCTATCAAGCTTGGAATCGAACTAGAACCAAGAAGAACAATAAATAAGGTTGAAACATTCTAGAAAGGAATAATAAAGACACATCGTTATTGTTTAAATTGTGGTAAAGAATTAGAAGGACAAAAAAAGTCTAAAAATATTTTTTGTGATTGTACATGCCAACATGAGTATGAATATAAAGAATATATTCGTCGTTGGAAAAATGGTGAAGAAAATGGTTTGAATGGTGAATATGGTATATCAAATCACATTAAACATTACCTTTTCGAAAAACATAATTGTAAATGTGAAAAATGTGGTTGGGGTAAAACAAATGAATTCACTGGTACAATACCATTGGAAATACATCATATAGATGGCAATTATAAAAATAATAAAGAGGAAAATCTTCAATTACTTTGTCCAAATTGTCACTCATTGACAGAAACATATAAATCACATAATAAAAAAGGTAGACAAGGAAGAAAAAAATATTATAAATAGCCGTTACCCTAATTGGTTAAGAGATTAATTTAATCAGCCTGTCGTGGGTTCAAGTCCCTCCGGCGGCTCAACTTATAGTTCCGTAGTTCAGTTTGGTTAGAATACATGCCTGTCACGCATGGGGTCGCGGGTTCGAGTCCCGTCGGAACTGCTTATTTTGGACAGATAGCTCAGCTGGTAGAGCGCGGGCCTGAAGAGCCCGGCGTCGTTGGTTCAAATCCAACTCTGTCCACAAGTAATATTTAACGAAAAATAAGTCTAGAAAATAGTAGTTCACGCCTACACCACTGGCACCAGTTACCCTGACCAGGATAGACTAAGAGTGTAAGTCGTCTAGACTTTATACTGGAGTGTAGTTTAGAGGTAAAATGTCGCTCTCCAAAAGCGAAGTCGGGGGTTCGATTCCCTCCACTCCTGCTAAATTTTAGGAAATGGAAACAGAATATCGTATAAAAACTAAATTCAAACCAGGAGATACTGTGTTTGCACTTAATAAGTATCCTGCTGGAGGTCGTATATTTAATACAATAATACACGATATTTGTATATGTATAGATAAAGCTGGAATACACATTAAGTATCAAATTCCTGAACGTTTAAAAATGCCTATGCCAGAATCTTCTTTATTTGAAACTATGGAAGAAGCTGAACAAGCTAAACAAGAATGGTTAAATAAACCAGAGGTAAAAGAGCGTTCAGATAGATTAAAAAACTTAAAGTAATGGAAAAGAATGTTACTGAATTAAAATTCAATATAGGTGATATTATTGAATATATTGGTCCTAGAAAAGAGTTAGTTTCTGAACGATATGTAATTAGGAATATTAACAATGATTGCTATATTACAAACAAAAATAATATTCCGATCAAATTCCAAGAGCATTATAGGCTAGTGTCTGAAAATAATGAAGTTGATATAACTAAATTAAACGCTTTAGCTTATCTTGAACAGCTTGGATATGTTTGTTTACCTCCAGATTATAAAACTTATATAGCAACATGTATTGGACCTGGAGAAAATACGGCTTTATATACTTTTAAAACTACAGATATTCCAAGTCCTTTCGGTAAGAAACTTGATATTATAATTGTTAAAAAATGAGTTATATAATATGAAGAATTATGTAAGTTTTGAAACATCAAAACTTTTAAAAGAGAAAGGATTTGATGAGCCTACTAATTGTTTTTATTTTATAAATGGAACATTTAGTAATAATAATTTTTATACAAAGAATTCATATACAAGACATTATGCAGCTCCTACCCTCCAAATAACAATGGAGTGGTTAAGAAAAACACATTTTCTTTTTATAGATATTAACCCATTAACAGGTTATAAATGGTCATGGTCAATTTGGCTTATGAATGATCCAAATCAAAAAGTGGGCGAATCGGTAGAAGTTTTTTCTACCGATAAAGAAGCGATAGAAGCAGCAATTAAATATGGTCTTGAAAATTTAATTTAACTATGGAAAACTATAAAAAGAAATACGAAGATTCTCTTGAAAGATGCAAGAAAGAGTTTAATTTTGATAATCTTGCATATTCTCACGAGGAGATAAAACAAAGACTTGAACGTGTCTTCCCCGAACTTAAAGAGAGTGAGGATGAGAGGATAAGGAGAGGTTTAATAGCAAAATTATCTCAAGATAAAGAGTTGCACCACAAAGAAATTGCTTGGCTTGAAAAACAAAGTAAACAAGAACAATTATATATTCGCTTTGGTGAAATTCCAGCTGATGAAAAATCTAAGATTTACCAAGGAGAAATAGAAGTTGGTACTGAAAATGGAGTATCTGTTTATCCTGCCTTTAAAACAGATGAAGGAAATATTGTTTTAGGGTTAAATTTACCTATAACAAAGACTACTTTATATACTCAACAACATTTGCTTGAATATGACAACAGACCATGTTATCTTGTAAAAGGTAATTATGTCGGTAAGGATTTTGACGGACAGCCTTTGATTAACAATATTAGTATTATTGAAAAGATTGATGGCTATAGAATCAAAGAAAAAAATCAAGGCAATCAAGCAAATCCATACAGCGGAATATCATTTGAATACAATGGCCACACTTGGGGAATGTGTGCAAGAGATAATGGAGTAGAAATTTTAATAGATAGTAATCTTAAAGCTTTTATTTCATTAGAAAAATCTTTTATCTATCCTGTTTATCCTCAGCCAGTTCTTGCACCAAAATCAGCACTTGAAGCAAGTAAAGAAGAAAAGATTAATAATCAGAATTGTGTTAAACCTGCTGATAAGATCGAGCCAAAGTTTAAGGTTGGTGATTGGATTACTGATGGTACAAGTACGTTTCAGATTGTAAAAATAGAAGATGAATGGTACATTGCAGATGATGGAGACAAAGTCTGTTTCTATGTAGTTCATCAATATTATCACCTTTGGACAATTCAAGATGCAGAAGATGGCGATGTACTTGCAAGTGATAATGGATGTCCTTTTATTTATAAAGAATCTAATGATACAAAGGCACAATTTTACTGTTGTGTAGGCATTACTAATAGGTTCTGCATTGGCGATGATACAATTTATTGTGGATATAAAGAATCATCTAAACCAGCTACAAATAAACAGTATGATCTCTTATTTCAAAAGATGAAAGAGGCAGGTTATGAATGGGATGCTGAGAAAAAAGAGTTAAAGAAAATTGAATCGAAATCTGCTAAGTGTATTCAATGGACAGGCAAGAATCTAAAAGAGGTTATAGACTTTACAGGTAAAAGTGCAAGATTTGACGAATGGTTCAAGTCTTGGGATGAATATGAAGCTTATGTTCATTCTCACGGAGATATTTTTAAACTGTTCTGTGTAGACGGAAGTCACTATGAAGTTCCAGTAGGTGCATGGATAGTTAAGACTCCGGATGGTTATAACATTCCTTCTAGTTTTAGATTCGTTCCGAAACTTGCCGAATGGAATGAAGAAGATGAAGACATGTTCAATAATGTTATCATGTGTTTAGACGGTAATTTTAAGTCTGATAAAAGTATGATAAATTGGATTAAATCTATCAAAAATAGATACACTCGAAAGTCTGACAAGGAGTAACTATTATAGTTAAGATGTGCTATAAGCGGATGTTTCTATAATATAGAACCATTTGTATTATTAGAAGACAACTTAAATAACCCTAAATGGAGGTAGACTATGAGTAGAGCAAAGGCGAAACTAGCAATAGTCCATGATTTACAAAGTAAGCAATCTGATATAATCTTAACAAAGAAAGATTGTGATATGATTGCAGCTGCGTTATTGGAAAAGTATGAATATTCAGAAGTTAAGGAAATGTATTTATTTTTTAAAAGATTAGGATACATATGAAATTAGTAGACAAAGACACTATAGTTGCTGAAATAGAAAAAAGATTAAATGCTAATGGATCGTTTGACGAATTTGGTGACGAAACGTGGTTTGAAGAAAATTGTTGGCTTGCAGCTTATAAGTCTATTCTCTCATTCATAAATACCCTTGAAACGAAAGAAGTGGATTTGGACAGAGAAATCAGACGTTATAGAATGAGGAATCCCATTATACAACATAGAGAAGAATCACTATATGACTACATGGCAAATGTTGCTAAACACTTCTTTAAACTAGGTCTTAATGCAAAAAAGAAGGAATAGATATGCTGACAGTAATAGTGTTCACAATTCTAATCTTCTTGCTAATATATGACGATTACCTTTATAAAAGAGGAAGATATAAGTACCGCGTTATTGTGGGTATTAAAGGTGAGAGTATTGACTCATGGGAAGAGTATAATGTATATGCTAACCTATATCATATAGCAGAAGGTAAGGCAAAATATCTGTATGTAAAGGATAATATAGTGCCTTATGAAGAGTTAGAATGTATAACAGAAAAGATAGATTGAATCACATAGAAAGAAGAGTAATATGACACAAGAAGAATTAATTGAATTTCTTTCAAAAAATTTGACTATTGAAGTATCACATCCGGAACACGATGTCGGATATTATAGTACTTATATGGAACCAGACGAACATAATATTACAGTTGCAGTCAAATTATGTGGAAAACTAATCTGTAAAGGTACTTCTTATTAATTATGACACAAGAAGAAAAAGAACTATTGATGAAGGATATTTCTGCAAGGTTGCAGTATAAAGTTCATTGCCGTGTCTTTAAATTAAATGAAGATATAAAAGAAAACGATGATATTTTATACGGTGTTATTGGTGATAATATTATAACATTAAAATCTAATGAAGATGAATGTTTAATGTATTACCAAATAAAGCCCTATCTCCGTCCAATGTCTAGTATGACTAAGGAGGAAAAGGTTGAGTATGATTCTTTTAATGCTCCAACTGCTCACAGAAAAGTGTGGATTAATAAAATCGATTGGCTATTATCTAAACATTTTGACCTACGTGGTCTTATTCCGATGGGACTTGCATTGGAGATGCCTGAAGGAATGTATAATAATTAAAGATTATGACACAATATATTGACAAAAACGCTGTTGTAGCGGAGATAGAGAGAAGACAAAAAGAAGAAGTGTCTTATTGTGAAAACGGCTCATTTGCCTCATGGGCTGACGAAAATCATTATTTTACTTTAGAGACTATTAAAAGTTTTATTGATACCCTTGAAGTGGAAGAGATGGACGAAAAATCTACCAAACATTTTCCTCACTGGAAGCCTACGAAAGAACAAATGTCTGATTTGTATCATGCCGCAACTATGAACTCTATATCTTGCCCTTCACTTAAATTACTGTACAACGACCTAAAAGTAATAGCACAGAAAGGAGAATAATGAATGATATTCTATCATGGTACATCAGAAGAAAATTGGGAAACTATTCAGAAAGAAGGTATTCTCTATGGTAGAAGATTTGTAACTGATAATGATGGTAATATTGTTAAAGAAGTAGATAGATGTACTTATCTTGCTACTGACATTGAAGAGGCTAAATATTATGGTAATGTTGTTTTACAAGTAGAATATAACCCATTCTTATCAAGACATAATAACTATAAAGAAAACTGTTGGCAAGTAAGAGTATATGAACCTATTCCTATTTCTAAGATTAAAGTAGTAAAGAAAGGAGAATAAAATGCAACATTACACAACAATAGAACAAAGTAAGAAATTAGTAGAATTAGGATTGAATCCTGATACTGCCGACATGAGTTATTCCTATGATTTTGATGATTCAAGATATATAATAACAATGACTCCAGCTAAAAGTTGGATAGTTCCCAAATATGCAGAATGTATAGAAAATCCACAAGTACTGCCTTGTTGGTCTCTTGGTGCATTGTTGAAATTATTAAGAGAGTATAATGACTGCAATAAACTTGATATCTTTTCAAATAGAAGCCAAAAGTGGCAGATTACAATATCCTACTATGATGTTGTATGGAAAGAGCATGAAGAAGTAAGTATAAACTTGCTTGAAGCATCCTACTCCATGATAGTATGGCTGCTAGAAAATGAATATATCAAAACTGAAAAGGAAATATCATGAATGTAAATGACTATTCTGTTCTAATAAAAGAGTTTAGCGAAAGACTTCCGCACGATTTGTATTTTTCCCATTGCGGTAAAGTACATAAATTGAAATCAGTTGAACTTGACAGTAAAAATGTCCTCAACAACAAATATCCTATTGAAATATGTTATCCATTTCTTCGCCCGATGTCAAGTATGACAAATGATGAAGAAGAAACTTATGAATCATTTATTATTGGTATTGCAACGGATGAAGTTGGTGCTTGGGAATTAACTGATTGGCTCAACAAAAATAAATTTGACTATCGTGGTCTAATTCCTATGAGTCTTGCACTTGAAGCACCCAAAGAAATGTATGCCTAAAAGTTTAATAATAAGTATTATTAGTTTTATTATTTATTTTCTATCGATTAAATTTGAAAATAAATATCATTGTGATTGGTTTAATTGGACTGTTCAATACGTTGTGTTAATTATTGGGACAATTAATTTAATAATATATTTTGATATTTATATCTTATGAATAATAAATTAACAATCGTTCATCATAAAAATAAATGGGATTGGGGTGAAAGTATTATATGTATTACGAATGATGGATATGGAAGTGCAACATTAAGTTTTACTGCTGAACCTATTTATGATGGAGAATCCGATAAAGTACAATACATAAAACAAGCAACTATCTCCGGTGTGTCAGTATATACTACTGAGAGACAGAAAGGTTATGGTAATCTTCTTTTAGAAGATTGTGAGAATTTAGCTAAAGAAGCTGGATATAAAGAAGTCTACTTATGGTCAGAATTAAATTCTGAGCCGTATAAATGGTATAAGCGTCATGGTTATATAGATACTAATGAATTAAGTTATATTCCATCAGAAGATAATACCTCTAATCCTGTTGTTAAACTAATGAAAATGTTAACATGAGAAATAATAAGTATATAACTGATTTTTATGTTGGTATGAAGATTAAAATTGCTTTACCAACTTCTTGGTGTCAAGTAAAATCTAACTCACCTATACAATGGCTTAAAGGTAAAATTACATCAATACCAATTGATAAACGAACTGGAGAACCAAGTAAAGATGCTATTATCGTTTCAGTTTGGTCTAAAAAGGTAGGAAGAATTGATAATATGCTGTGTTTTAGAGATAAAGAAACTGGTACATTTGACCATATAATTCAACAAAAATAATGGATCAAAATCTTAGAGAATATATAATTAGAGAACTAAAATATACTTCTCACCCAAAGTACTATAAATATATTGAAGAATATGTTGATAATCTAGATGATTATCATCTAATGTATTGGAAAGCTTGGAGTGAGGGAAAAATGAGTATATATTCGTAAATTATGAGAAACGATAGAATTATTAACATTGATTTTCAAGGTTGGCCAGTATATGCTTTAACTTTAAGAGAAATATTATGTCATCTTGGAGCAGTTGAAAAAGATGGGGTTTTAGGATTTAACATTGATGATAAAAAATTAGATATTGTTCCTAATGTTTATGATGATGATGGAATGGCTTATGGAGTAAATAAACGCTATATATCAGAAGCTGGTTCTTATAGTGATGATGGTGATTATATAAATATCTTTACTGATATTGAAGATAATAGAATTAATGAAAAATTATCTTAATCATGTGTTTATTTAAAAAGAATTCAAAACATAAATGTGAACATAAATATAAAACTATAAAAGTATATGAATGTAAACACACAAGTATGCTTTGTAATGAATATATAACAATACATTATATTCAAGAATGTGAGTTATGTCATGATATGAGACATTATAGTTTTGATATTGATTAACTTTCTAAGCCCTCTTAGTTCAACGGATTAGAACGTAGGTCTACGGAACCTAAAATAAAGGTTCGAATCCTTTAGAGGGTACTATAAGGAGACTGGATAACCTAGTCTCCTTTTTTATTAATTAAAAATTTAAATTATGAGTCAGTATTTAAGTTTTTACTTGAAAAGACGAGATACTTCGGGTATTAGAATCGAATTAGGATATTGGTGTACTACTCCTGCCAGAACATTAAGTGGAGAAGGTATTTTTAGATATACTAATGAAGAAACTAAAGTAACCCCAGAATTATATGAATATAATATGCATGAATTTAATGCCTATATTAAATCTATGCAAGATTATATTCAAGATGAAAAAGATAAAAATTATAAGGAGCTTTTTCAGGGATGTAAATCTGAAGAATCTGCCAGAATTGCATATGAACACATGCAAGATTCTGAAGCTTGTATTAAAGAATGGACAGAAGAATTAGAAATATATACTGATATAAGAGATACAATTAAAACTTATTGGAATATTGCTCAAGAAAATGATCAATATGACCTATACTATACAAACTGGTAATGTATATAGATACTGATAAAGGGCTAGTATATGCTCGTGGATGTGTATATAAAAGATTTTTGATTGATGGTGATGAGGATCCATGTAGTAAATGTGAACTAGATTGTAAAGTATGCCCAGAATATTTTTTTTCAGATTCTAGTGACGGATATTATAAACTTACTGAAGAATTTCCTGAAGGGTTTAAAGCTAAAGCAGAAGAAGAAATAAATTCAGTAAAAGATTTAAATCAATCTCGAACTATTAGTTTACAGGAAGCATTGTCGTCAGCTGCTATTAAACCTTTTGTTAAATCAAATAATTTTCAAAAAAATATTGAATTATTATGAAAGTTACAGTTGACATTGATTCAAAAATTATCAAAATAGATAATGATATTTATTTTGGACAAACTCAAGAATCTCATATAGATGATGATGATTGTCAGATATGTGCATTAAACAATTACTGTGAGCATTTAGATAGTTCACCTCTTTGTGAACCATTCAACGTTTGTTTCTTTAGTAATGGCCCGATAGTGGTAATAGATGCAGAAAGTGTTTCTAATATCACTAAAATTCCTCAAGAAAATATTGTATTTTGTTAAATCTTTTAGATTAACTATTTTTAATAAAAAATTAAATTTTTTAAATTATGTTTACAAAAGAATTTGTTTCTAAACAATTTTGTGAAGGTGGCATTGATGCTATCATGAGTTTAATTCATGCTTTAGAGGTAAAGCCGATGATTGATGATGTCATTCGTCAGTTTGACTTTGAGAAGGTTGCTACCATTATTTGTAACACGACAGATAATAAGATTTGCCCTGCTGAACTTAAAGCCGTGGCCACTAAGATGTTGGTTAAAGCTGTTGAAGGATATGAATCTGGCGAGTCAAATACTGTTGAGCAAAATGGTTTAATTGCGGAATATTTAGCTCCTGGTGACGGTATTGAAAGTGAGAACGGTGAACTTCATCTGAGATATGTTGCTGAAGCTACTAGTGTAGAGCAGACTGACTTAAATCAACTCTAATGAAACTTCATGTAATAAATAAATATTTTGCAACTATAAATCAAGATACAGAAGTTATCTTAGTTTGCAAAATAATCTTTAAAAACTTTACTCTTTCTGGGCCAGAAATAGATAGACTTTTAAAGAAGTATGATATAGATCCACTTTCTTTAACATTTAAAGTAAAAGCTACTGCTCATTTAAAACCTGAAGATACTTTTGACGCAGAGATCGGCAGGAGAGTTGCTGAATCGAAAGCGATGCGTAAAGTATTTCATAAGCTCAGTGCTTTAAATCTTGATTTTCAAATCGTTGTAGCAAATGAAATTATTGAAGATACCGATAAGTATATGTGGGCTTTAGCTAATGAAAATCTTCATTTTAATAACCTAAGTAATGGACAGACAACAAATTCTTGATTGTCTTAATTCTGGAAATATAAGTCCTGAATTTATAGCAGATTGGGTATCTGATAAAGTTCCTTCCGATAAAGTAGGACAAGTTGTTAGTGCAATTATCCAATATGGGATGACTCCGCCTAATATGATACCTGAAATGCTTGTTAAGTATAAAATAAATCAAGTGTTGTCTCGAACAGGTGAACATATTATGTGGTATTGATATGAATGCTACAATTGATGATATAAGACAAGAAATTTGGTTAAGGATGAGAAATTCTGGGGATTTAGTTTGGAAAAGTAAAGACCGAGAAATTCCTATTAAAGACATGGAATTATCTCATCTTCTTAATACATATCAATTATTATTAAGAAAAACTAAATCAGACTCAACTGATATAGATTCAAGTATATTACAACTTAATGTTAATAAATGTTAAAGTACTTGGATTTTTTAGTAATAATGTGTATTATAAATTAAATGTGCTTCCGGTTTCTAACTTACCGATAAAGTTAGTGACTATTGCTGGCCTTCTCAACAAGATGAAGGCGGAGTTGGTATAACTATAAAATACGCTAACCTAGCCTTAGTAAGACCGAAGCACCTTACAACAAGGCTAGGTTTTATTATTTAATTACTAATAATTTAAACATTGGGAGATTTAATTGTTTATACAGACGGAGCTTATTCACCTTTGAGAGATCAAGGAGGGATAGGAATAGTATTTGTAAAAGACGGCAAAAAAATTGCCCAATATTCTAATATGTATCCTCATACTAGTAATAATCAAATGGAAATTGGCGCAGTAATTGTTGCATTAAAGTCAATTAAACCTCAACAATTTTCTCGGATTATTATTAGAACAGACAGTCAATATGTAATTGGCTGTGCATCTTTAAATTGGAAAAGAAAAAGAAATCCAAAGTTATGGGAACAGTTTGATTTAATCTTTGGTCAAATTAAAAATTCTGGAGTAGAAGTTTTATTTGAATGGGTAAAAGGTCATGATGGGGATATGTATAATGAATTAGCAGATGATTTAGCTAGAGATGCTAGTCAAATTATGGTATGAGAATTGAAGAAGCTGATTTTATTTTAGAACCTTCTTTGACAGATTATGATGGAATATTTGATTTATATCTTCCTCAACAAGTAAATAGTAAAACTAATCCTAGAATTGAATTTAGATCTGCAGGATATGGAATGTCTTTAGCAAGTTGTGTTAAACGGATATGTAGATATCGTGCTATATCTAAACTAAATAAGGAGACTATTACACTTATGGAATATATGAAAGCTCTATTAGAATCTGAAGAGGAATTAAAACAGATGTTCAATGAACTTAATATACGTAAAAGATAATAATGTTGTAGGAGTAAGTAAGAGGTATGTTTATTTAGAGGAAATCTTTGAATATACACCTAATTCCTGTCGTTTAGCAGATTCTAGATATATCTCGTGTGCTAAGCCTTTAAATCTTAATAAATCTCAGTCTTATAAGAGATTTCCCAAAGAAAAACGTTCTTTAAGACGTACTTTAACCTTATTATATGCTCCAGAGCATTATCTTATAGAACAAGAATATATACAAGTAAAAGGTTCCGAACTATTAAAATATGCTAAACAAGTGGGAAAAGGTTAAAATTATAGGAATCATACTACTTATTTTGATTATTTTAGTATTTTCATGTATATGGATATACAATAGAACTGTTAAATCTTTGCCTGATACTGAACGAATTATAGATTCTTTATCTAATAAGATTGATAGTATTAAAGTTGAAAATATTACTTTAATTCAAAAGAATGATAGTATTCAAATTAAAATTGTAGAAGTAGAAAGAAATCATGAAGAGAATACTAACACTATTCTTACTAATAACGTGTCTGACGACTACCTCTTTTTCACAGACTACATTGCTAGATACAATGATAGCAATTACGCCAGGACAGTTAAAGACAGCTAATTTAATATTTGTGGACCATTCTTATCTACAAGAAAAAGTCAATTTATTACAACAGCAGATATCTAATGATAGTATTATTCTTAATAATACATACACAATAGATTCTCTTAGAAATGAACAACTTTCTCAGTATAAAGTTCAAATAAATGCATTGAATGAGCAAAAAGATTTTTTAAAGAAATCATTAACTTGTTCTAATTTTGTTGCTGGAGGAAGTGTTATAACTACAGTTATTCTAGCTGTTGTATTATGGGCAACTCGATAAATATATTTAAAGATGAGGATGGATTTACTTATAGATATCCTGAACGTAGCTGTAAGAGCTGTTTAAAATATCCGTGTATCCCTGATATGAATACACTATTAAGTGATTTTGCTAAATATGGTTGTTTTGACTATTATGATTTTAATATGCACATTGCAGATTTAGAAAAAAAGAAACATAAAAATCATAATGGAAATTAACGAAATAACTATACACGCTAAACTTCTAGCTTCTGTACAAGAAGGTATGGGTTATATTACTTATGTATTTGAAAATTTAGAGTTTACTGACGATGATTTTCAATATATAATGTGTGTCCGTTTTCCAAATTGGGAAGGAGTTCTACCTAAAAATGGGGATGAAGGATATGTATCTTTAAGATATATCCAAGCGGGAGTTGATAAATGGTTTGATGGGAAAGAATTTGTTCCTTATAACTATACTAATGTGCAGTTTTTAAAATTTGTCCCTATACAAACTAAACAGACAACTACATTGATATTAGATTAAATATTTTTTAATAGATAAATTATGACTACAAGTTAAAAGTAAATTTTAATAATATGGCAACAGAATTTGGAGATGCACTCCAGACAGCATTAAGCAAAGCTGACAATACTAGTAATTACATTTGGAAAGGCCCAAAAATTAATGGAACTCAAAAAGAAGTAAAATTAATTGATTGTAGTGAAGAAGAGTTGAAACATTTTCTTGATCATTGTAATCAAATGCTTTATAATAAGAATGATAAGAATCCAGGACGTCTTGTGCTTCTTGATATTGTCAATGAGCAAATTATGAGATGTCGTGCTGAATTGTTAATTCGTTGGCTTCGTTCCGAAAAGAATTTTACATATACTCAATGTTTTGAAGCTGTTCGTGCTATTATAAGTAAGAATAAAGCAGAAATTCCTAATATTGAACAATATGCTATAGGACAGGTTATGGATGGTATTCCTACTGAATATACTCGTATTCCAATAACTCTTGTTCAAAGCGCTTGTCTTGACGGCCTCGGACTATTTAATAATAGTCATCTTACTTTGAATTTTATTCTTCGCTTAGGAATTTGGTTGACTCAAAAGGAAATGCAAACACCTTACCCCGAGGGTCTATATATTAAAGATCCTGTAACAGGTAAGGCTCAAAATAGACTTGAACTTATTAAGAAAGAGCTTCATTTGAATCCTAATATCAATCTTAAAATTATTGATACAGGATTGTCTTATGCTGAATTTAGATCTATGTGCAGACTCCGTAGAGATAAATATGCAAACTTAACTTCGGATCAACTGAAACTTTTAAGTAATAAGGTATTATATCGTTTCCAAGAACAATGTGAAGCTCAGGCTAAACAGTGGCTGGATAAGAAAGCTGAAATACTCGAAGTAGCTAAAGTAAAGAATTATAATATTGTTGATCCAGAAGAAAAAGTTAAGTAGACTTTAACTTATTCTAAACATGGATCTATTTACTCCCGTTTCACGTGATGTTAGACAAAATGAAGCAGTAAATAAATGGATAAAAGCTAAAGGTAAAGGTACTATAGTAGCCTGTACAAGTTTTGGTAAAACCTTTTTAGCGATGAAATCCATTAAACTACTAAGAACTAAATACCCAGACTTATCTGTATTGATTTTAGTTCCTACTACTGCATTAAAACAACAATGGATAAATGTTTTAACAGATAATGATCTCATTTTTAATATTGATGTTCAAGTGATGATGGGAGCAAGTCAAAGAGAAACTTCTTGTGATTTACTAATTTTAGATGAAGTACATCGATGTGCTGCTACAAAACTTTTGAATGTTTTCAAAGTAGTTAAATACAAGTTAATTCTTGGATTAACCGCAACATTTGAAAGATTAGATGGAAGAGATGTACTTCTAGCTGAACATGCTCCTGTGGTAGATACAATAACTTTACAAGAAGCAGCTCTTAATGGATGGATTGCTAAATATACTGATTATGTTGTAATTGTCGAACCAGATGATTTAAGTATCTATAAAGAATATAATAAGGAATTTATACAACATTTTGAGTATTTTGGATTTGATTTTAACTTAGCAATGAAAATGACTGGACCTAAAGGATTTGAAAATCGTAAGGAATATACTAGTGCGATTTGTAAAAATCCTGATGAGTGGAGTAATATCCTTAAAGAAGTCACTTATCATGCAATGGGTTTAAATCGAACTTTAGCTAAACGAAAAGCTTATATAGCAAACCACCCAGCAAAATTACGTGTAGCACAAGCTATCATTAACGCAAGACCTGATAGTAAAATTATTACGTTTTCTTCTAATGTAAAAACTGCTGAATCCTTTAAAAATGGATATGTGTTTACAGGAAAACAAGGAAAACAAAAGAATCGCATGACTTTAGAAGAATTTGCAGCAAAACCTACCGGAATATTACACACAGTAAAGCTTGCAGAAGAGGGAATCTCAATACCCTCAGTAGATGTAGGTATTATGTTAGGTGTGAATTCAAGTAAAACTAAAGCTGTTCAAACTCTTGGAAGATGTCTTCGACTTAACGGAGAAAATAAACATGCAGAATTCTTTACAATAATTCTCGCAGGAACTGTTGAAACTGAATGGATGCAAAAATCAAGAAGTAATGATAACTTTATTACATTAGATGAAGAAAATTTAATGTTAATGCTACAAGGTAAACCATACGAAACATATAAAAGAAAATTACAACAACTCAATTTTCGATTTTAAAAATGACTGAATTTTATACCAGAGCTGAATATAATAAGCTCGCTATGAAGTTAAAGAGTCGAGAACTCACGATTGAACGTCTTAAAAAGGAAATTGAAAGTCTTAAGGCTAAACTTAAGAAAGAAGTTCAACTTCCTGAAGGCACTTAAATCGAAACTCCTGCAGGCTCTATTAACCTATTTCATAATAATTTAGTGATATGTAACTAAATTACCAACAGATTAAGTATATGATTACTTAATTTGTATAAATGAAACATGTTAATTTGATGCTTGATGAAGAGTTCGTTATTTTTGAGAAATATAAAATTTCTCCGAATGAACTATTCTTTTTACAGATTCTTCTTTTAAGCAAAGAAGAAGATGAACAAGAAACTATACATCGCTATTTTAACTTGCCTGAAGAAGCAAGAGGTTCTATTATAGATTTATTAAAAAGTTTAAAGGAAAAAGGAATTATCCTTTCATCATATACTATTCCTAAAAAAGGAAAAACATTTAATCCACTTGACGTACCATTAAATCAAAATTTCCAGAAAGCTTATTTTAAAGCTTCGTTTGACATGTTCCAAGAGTTGTATGAACACTATCCTGTTAGTACAATTGTAAATGGAATTGAATACAAGTTAAAACGTATTTCAAAAAAATTTGATTCTTTAGAGGACGCTGGTAGATTTTATGGCAAAGCAATTAGGTTTAATCCAGAAAGACACCGACGTATTATAGAATTAGTAGATCTTGGTAAAGAAAATAACTATCAATTTACTACATTAGATTCATTTCTAGTAGATAATGATTGGTTAAATTTGGAAGAAATGCAAGATCAAGGTTTACTTAACCATTCTATGATGCGACAAATATGATTCACGAATCTCTACTAAGACAAATTGATCGAGGACGAGAGAAAAAGAATCAAGGTATTTCTACTGGATTACCAAAAGTCGATTCAATCACTGATGGAGTAATGCAAGGCACTAATACATTAGTGTTTTCTAATTCTGGAAGTGGTAAAACTTCATATGCTATCTTTTCTTATATTTACATGCCATTAGTTAAACATCTTGATGATGATAAGTTTAAAGTGATTTACTTTTCACTTGAAATGACCGCAGAAATGTTAATGGCGAAACTTTTAGCTATACATCTGTATTATGAATATAATATAGAAGTGTCAGTTAAAGAACTATTATCTCGAAAGAAAGGTTATATATTATCTGATGATATATATGACTTAGTAAAACAGAGTGAAGAATGGATGAAAAAAGTGGAAAAACATTTATTCATCTATGATAAAAATGTAAATGCCGATACGATTTATGCAATTACTATGCAGCAGTTAGAGAAATATGGAAAATTCTCTGAAACTGAAAATAAACATGTCTATACTCCATATGATCCTGATAGAATAGTTTTAGGTGTAGTAGATCATGTTAGTCTTGAAACTCCAGCTAAGGGACGTACATTAAAAGAAGAAATTGATTTAACTTCTAAGTATGGTGTTAGCTTGAGAAATAGAACTAATATGAGTTGGCTCTATATTCAACAAACTAATAGGGACCAAGGTAATATAGAACGTTTTAAAGCTAATAAATCAGCATTTACATTGAATGATACTAAGGATAGTGGGAATATCGTGCAAGATTGTGAAGTTGTAATAGCAATTTACAATCCTTTTAGGGATGGTCTTAAACGATATAATAAATATGATGTTGAACAACTTAATAATTGTTTTAGAAGTTTACTAATCTTAAAGAATAGATATGGTGAATCTGAAGTAGAAATTCCTGTAGTATTTTTTGGAAAGAATAATATTTGGTATGAATTACCTCGAAGCGAAGAAATCTATGATTATGGATATTATTCAAGTTCCTTAAATTTATTACAATCTGAAGAAATTAGATCTGAAGAGAAATCTAAGATGAATAATACTTCTAACTTAAACTTTACTATATAATATGGCTGAAATGCTTGCTATAGTTGGCGAGAGTGGATCCGGTAAGTCAACTAGTATTCGTAATTTGGATCCTCAATCTACTTTCATCATCTCCACTACTGGTAAACGTCCTGGTATTAAAGGAGCAGTGAAGAAATATCCTGCTTTCGTTAAAACTAAGGATGGATATACTGGTAACTTCTATACTACAGCTAATGTAGATAATATAGAAACTGTCTTAAAATATATCAATTCAAAGCGACCTGATATTAAAGTTGTAATTATTGATGATTATCAATATGTAATGGCTTTTGAGGCGATGGACAAAGCCGATCAGAAAGGGTATGATAAATTTACACTTATGGCTCAACACGCTTATCAAGTATTAAAGAGTGCTATGAGTATGAGAGACGATTTATACGTTGTTATTATGACTCATAGTGAGAATACTGGTGATAGAATCAATCCTTACTACAAAATTAAAACTCTTGGTAAATAATATTTGCCTGTATAACCCCTAATTCGGCGAAACCTAAAACAGTTATGTCATGGCAATGCCGAGCCAAGCAGTTATTAAGTTTAATATTTAATAACGGGCGCGTGTAACGACTAGTTCCGGATCGGGAACGTAGGAATTAAATTTATTATTTAATTTCGAAATGGGGATGTAAATTCTTTATAAAATATTTTGGATGTAAATTTTATATACATATAATTAGATGTCTTAAAAATTTAATTATATGAAAATTATTATTTACTCATTAAGTTCTACTAGAAATCCTAATAATATTAGGTATGTAGGAAAATCTAAACAACAATTAAACAGAAGATTAAATCAACACTTAAGTGCGGCTAGAAGAGCTAAAAAGTCTAATTATAAGTATAACTATAATTATAATTGGATTAATAAAGAGCTCGATGAAGGATATGAAATTCTGATTGAAGAACTCGATTCTCTTGAATTTGGTGAATACGATGACTGGAAATGGTTTGAACAGTTTTGGATTTGCCAAATGAAAGTATGGGGATTTCGATTAACTAATCTTACTGATGGTGGAGATGGTAATCAGAATCAACATTTTTCCAAAGAATCCTTAGAAAGGAAAGCAGCAAAATTAAGAGGACGACCTAGAGATGAAATTACTAAACAAAAAATTTCAGAAAGTCATAAAGGAAAAGTTTTATCTGATGATACTAAGCAAAAAGTTTCAGAGGCTATTAAACTTATTCAAGGAAGAAAAATAAAACAATTTGACTTAGAAGGTAATTTCATTCGTGAATGGGACTCAATTGTTGATGCAGCACAAGCTTTAAATATTGACAAAGCAAATATAGGGCACTGCTGTAGACATACTATAAATCATAACAGTGCAGGAGGTTATATTTGGAGATATAAAGACGATATTACTCCAATTATAAAATTTACTTCTAATAGTATTTGTGTTTTAAACTTAAATAAGGAGTTAGTTAAAATATTTAAAACTGCTAAAGAAGCTTCTGTAGAGTTAAATGTTAGTACTACAAGTATATCTAATTGTTGTAACCACAAAATAGAAAATGTAAAAGGATACATTTTCATTAAATATAAAGAATTTATGAATACATAGTCTACACCTATATGAAAATATAGGATTATGTGAAAATGATTGATTCAACAATCACGTTGGAAGGCTTATTTACTTATGTATTGTTCACGGCTATACTCCGTGACGATGATGGTAATCCATCCTATAAGTTTATGACCAACAGTGATGGCACAAATACCGGTAAGAGTCCTATGGGACTTTTTAACGAGCTTTATATTGATAATGATTTGAAGATGGTAATAGATAGAATAAATGAATATAATAGCGAAGACTAATGAAACTTGACATCTTGTTCCATTATGATGTAAATCCCACAACTGGTGAAATTACATTCATAGGTAAAGAAGAGATTACTGTAGATACTAGTAAGAAGACTAGTACAACTAAAGCATCGACTAGTACTGCAAAAGAAGTTTTGGGAGGAGATACTCCCAAACTAGTTCTTGAAGATAGTAAGTATCTGATTAATCCTGCTGCTGCATCTGCATTAGGTGTTGAAGCAGGTGATACTATTCATATTCATTACCGCAAACACGGTGATACTATGGTACCTTCAATTGGTAAATCTGAGCGACTTGGAGTTAAAAGTGGTAATAAACTTACTAAAACTTTGACTGTCTCTTATAGAGGTGCAGCTAATACTAAGTTATCTGAATATGGCACAGAATTTACCTTTGAACCTACAGATAAAGATGGAATTTTCTATCTTGTAGGAGATCGTTCTATAATACCTAGTGTAGAAGATCTGGATGCTGTAGAAATTAACGATGATATTGAATTAGATTCCTTAGAAGATTTAGATCTTGATAATAGTTCCACCGATATTAACGGTTTGGACTTAACATTCTAATTTAAATTAATATGGAATTAAGTTTTTCTTTATCTGATCAATCTGCTGTAAGAACCACACGTCAATTTACTCCTTTTGAAATTCACACTGTAAAGTTTGCAGGAGCTGAAATTAAAGAGGTTGGTAAAGAAACTAAATATAAAATTCTTTCTATAAACTTTGAGAATGAGACTGGTATCGCTAACATGTCTATTTTCTGGCCAACTGAAGCCGATACTGTTCGTCCTGTAGCTACTGCAAAGGATGGCCATGAGTATGAACGTGCTTCTAGATGGGAAAATACTAAGGCTGTTATTGCTCAGACTCTTCAAGTTTTAAATCCTGAAGGTTATCTAAAATTCCAAGCCGTAAGTAGCAAATTTAAGAATTTTGACGATATGGCTAACGCCTTTGTTAAAGTTGTTAATGTTGCAAAAGGTAAGGAAACTAACGTTAAGTTTACTGGATATGTAAACAAACAAGGTTATACTCAGTTATCTTTTCCAACAATCGTAGGTATTAATAGACAAGGCGAAAGTTTCATTTCCGATAACTATATTGGAGATGTAGTCCTTTCTACCTATGAAATGCAGAAAGCTAAAGAATTTGGCGCTCCTAAGCCAACTCCTATGGAAGGTGATGAGAAACAAGATACTCCTCAAGATGAGAGTTCATTCGATTTGGAAGATCTTGGACTTTAATGAATAAATAGACTCGGCTAAAAATTATCTGAAACAAGAGGTTTTTAGCTATATAAAGAGACATGGATTTTACTATAACTCAAGATATAACTAAAGAACTCTTGTTTCAGTCTCTTACAGAAGAACAAATTTTTTGTAATTATCTTCACTTAAGTCAAATACCAAGGAAATTAATTCTTTCTCCAATAAGAGAAGATAGAAGTCCAACTTGTGGGTTTTATCGTAATTCAAATGGCGTTTTAATTTTACATGATTTTGCAACTGGCGAATATATGAATTGCTTTAATTTAGTTATGAAAATGTATAACTGTAGTTATCATCAAGCACTTAAAATTATAGCAAATGATTTTCATATTCAAGCGTCTGCAAAATCTGCAATTGCTCCAAAAAGACAGACTCCTGTCTTTATACAGCAAGAAAAAAATACTCAAATACAAGTTGAATTGGATAATTTTTCTGATAAAGAATTGGATTGGTGGAAGCAGTTTGGAGTAAGTCAATCTACTTTACAAAAATATAAGGTTTTTTCGGTAAAAACTGTCTTTTTAAATGGAAATATCTTTTGTAGAAAAGCACAGCATAATCCGATTTATGGTTATTATTTTGGAAAAAAGGGAGGCTTAGAGCAATGGAAGATCTATATGCCACAATCTAAATTGCGATTTATTGGTAATATTAGTCAAAAAACCATTCAAGGTTATAAACAATTACCTAAGAGTGGAAAGTTATTAATTATTAATAAATCTATGAAAGATGTGTGTGCTTTAGCGGAATATAATATTCCTGCTATTGCACCACAATCTGAAACCACATTTATTCAACCACATATTTTGGATGATTTACGAGAAAGATTTAAACATATAGTTGTTTGGTTTGATACTGATATACCAGGTATTAATGCAATGAGAAAATTAAAAAAATTATATCCCGATTTGCATTATTTCTTTATTCCTAGAAGATATAATGCTAAAGATTTTTCTGATTTTATTAAACTACATGGTAGAGCTGAAGGTAAACAACTTTTGTGGAGTATAATAGACCGTGTTAAAGAAACTATCTAATTGTGAAATAGAAAATTTATAACACAGCCTGTATTTGTACTGATAAAAACGGTACTGAAACAGAGTATCATTCACTGGAAGAAGCTTCTGAAGCTACTGGACTATCAGTGAGAACAATTAAAGGAAGATGTGTAAACTATGGAAAAACTGGACGCGATGGTAACATTTTTCGATGGGTTGATGAAACTACTAAAAAAGCTTTTAAAGCAAAACAATCTAGAACAAAAGGAAACGCTTTTGAATTAAAGATTGTAAATGATTTAAAAGACATTGGTTACGATGTATGTAGTTCTAGATCTGAATCTAAGAATTTAGATGATAAGAAAATAGATATTTTTGATAGAAGAGGTGATTTACCTGTATATATTCAATCAAAACATACAGCTTCTCAACCTAATTATTATAAAATTGAAGAAGAATGCCCGTTAAAAGATAAACCGTTTATTATTTGCTGGAAAAAATCATTTAACGATGGGACTCCTAGTCCAGAACCAGTAGTAATACTTCCTTATACGTATTTTCTAAATTTAATTAAGAAGTGAATATTTATTTAATTCCTATATGTGATCAGTCAGATAACTACATCGAAAAAGTTATCGCTAATAGCTTAGAACAAGCAAAAGAACGTTTATATAATGAGCTTTTCGATCGATTTGATTGGACTGAGTCCGACAATTTTGATGATCTTTGCACTGAGCTTGCTGAAGATGGAATTTTCGTAGGAGACTTCTATGATATTGAAGATTTTCAATAATAAAGCCCTTAGAATTGCATTAGACATTGATGATACAATAGTATCATTTAGTGAACAATTTTTTAATCAATTCCCATTTGTAAATCCAAATGATAGTTTTGCTATTACTAGACAAGTATGGGCATTACGTCATTCAGGAAATTTTTGGGAAAATTTAAATTTGTTAGAACGTCCTGTTGGTTTTGAACCAACAATTTATGCTACCAAAAGAGTTAATAGTAAACAATTTACTAGAATTAATTTAGCAAAATTAGGGCTTCCAATTAAACCTATTTATCAGACTTATACTCAATCTGGGAATAAAGCTGATAAAATAAAGGGACACTGTGACTTACTTATAGATGATTCTGTATATAATGTGAGGCAAGCATTGACAGTAGGATTTCCTGCTATTTGCATTAGTCGTCCTCACAATTTACATGATACAAGTGTGCCTAGAATAGATAGATTACACATTGATGATATTATTGACGTTTATAATAAAATTATTATAAGTTTATTGTGATTAACGATATCAAATTCAAGGCACTTACAGAAACATTAAAAGTAGGTAAGGTTGACGATGCGACTTATTTCTCAAAAGAGTATTCGCATTATGTCAGCAATTCTAGATTAGGTAATATAAATCCTGACCAAGGAGGAACTCCTGATAAGTTCTTCGGTAAAATGCCTCCTATATACTCTGATAGTATATTACTTGGCAGTGCAGTTCATAGTATCTATTTACAACCTGACTATTTTGAATTAGTTAATTGTAGTAGACCAACTGCAAAGTTAGGATTTGTATGTGACTACATATATGATCATGCACCGAATCACGAAATTAAGAATCGTGATATTATTCTTGAAGCTTCAGATAAAATTGAATACTTTAAAGGTAAAATGACTGATGCTAAGATAGCAGCGGTTAGAGAAGCGTATGAGCCCTATAAAGCAGAAAGAATGGCTTTTGTTGGTACTGAAGGTAAGGAACCTATGTTTTTATCCGCTAGTATTTACGATAAAGCCATGAAATGTATTGAAGCTTGTAATAAGAATGAAGCATTCTCAAAAATTCTACATCCGAATGCTATTACTGACCCAGTAACAGAAAATGAGTTGTGTTTTACAATGGATATAGAATGTGATTTTCCAGATAGATTACCAATAATATTACATTTTAAAGCTAAGCTTGATAACTTCACTATAGACTTTGATAATAATACTATTGTTGTTAATGATCTTAAAACTATAGGATCTATTCTTAGTAATTTCGACTGGAAGAATAATGGTAATATGCGTCGATTCCATTATAATAGAGAACTGGCAATTTATCTTTATTTGCTTAAGCTATATGTAGAACAAAAGTATAATATGGTTAATCCAACTATGCAGGTTAATTGTTTAGTAGTAAGTACAATTCCTGAATATTATACTAAAGTATATAAAGTAACAAATGCTGAGGTGCAAGCTGGTTTTAAAGAATTTAAAAACTTACTACATCTAGTAGCATACTATAAAGGCTATCAAGGATATGACTTTGGCTGATAAATCTTTTTCTGAAGTTTGTAAACTTCAAAGTGAAGTTTTTTCAATGGAATTTTTAACTTGTGATTTCAAGGAAAAAATTGCGTTAGTGTCTATGGTTTGTTATTTAACTAATGAACTTAATAAAAAACGAGATAAAGAACATAAAATTACTTGTTATGATGTTCTTTTAAAGATAGATACTTCAGCTAGTCAAAATTATCGTGAGGATTTTCTAAAAGGTCTTGCGGCATTATGTCAAGATTTTATGAAAGGATGCACGAACTTCGAGACATTTGGAATTTCACCAAAAGAAATGCCCAATATGATAAGAAAGATTTTAGATTCATTTTTACCATTTTAACACTTTTTAACAAATTTTTACTTGGAAAAAAGTTATAAATGTGTATTATTGAAATACATCAGTAATGATGATAATCATTAGATTCTTTATTGATTAGATAATATGCTAAATGAAAAATGTTAAATTTAAAAAAATTTGTTATTATGAGTACACAATTTGTTAATTTCCAGAAACTTGAAGTTGTTGCTGACACTCGCAACGAAGCTATTGAACAAATCGAAGCCGATCATTTTGGTATCCTTGGTGATGCTACCCAGGCTTATAAGAATGCCCGTAAAGCCTGCACCACAGGTTGGACTGAGAAAGAGGAAAAGCAGTTCTGCTATGATTATCTGCAGAAGAAAACCAAGCTAAAGGCTGGTGTTGGTTTCACTGTGACCATTGAGCCCGCTGTTGCTGATACTCGTGAGCGTCCTTATAAGTTTGAGAATGTGAAGAATAACGGCAAGCGTGATTGGGAACGTGTATTTGTTGCTTATCCCGAGAATGGTGAGCCTTTCGTTCTTGAAGGTGCTAATACCAAGAGTGAAGCTCAGAATATTCTGAAAGACCTTTATAAGTCTGGTGAACTTCGTGAGAACGTTGATGTCGCTGTAGAGAAGAAAGCTAAAGACAACAAGAGCGTTGTATTTAAGTCCTTCTATACTCCTTCAAAGAATACTCGTAAGGGTGTTTATATGGCTTTCGGTATTAAGGCTTGAGCTTTATATAATTGACAATTAATAATGAGCAGGGTTATTCGAGAGAGTAATCCTGCTTATTTTTTGCCATCTCGTAATATACATAGTGACGAAAGTCTTTAACTATCTATATGTCTTTTAAACTCAAATCCTGTAAACTTCGACGTGAACAGTTTTACGATTATTCGGGAACTCTTCATTTAGAAGAAGTGATTGAAGATATTATTAAAGTGTCTTATACTCTTGTAAATAGACATATTATTGCTCTTAAAGAAATACATTCTGATGGAATTATTAGATTTTATGAGAACGGAGGAGTAAAATTAATAGGTATTCAAGAGATTAAACGTAATATCACAGGAGATAATGCTTTACTTAGACAGCTTATACAATGTTTAGCATATTATGTTGAATGGACAACACAATATCCTAAATTAACTGATAAGACGAAATTTTTAATTTTACCAACAGATACTAGAGTTTCTGTATTTTTAATTCCTGATAATTTTAGAGAAACACATTTCTTTAAAATGTTTGAACATTTATATTATTCATATAAGGGAACTATAATTAAAGGTGTAAAAATTTCTCCATGTAATTTGTATCGAGCTCCATTAATTGATGACTTAGTATTAGATTATAAAGCAAATCTTCTAAAAGATATTGAGACCTTTAATATTGATGAGAAAAATGGATTAGATTTTAAATTAGTTGTAAAATATATTTTAGACAACTGTCTTTAGATAATGTTAATACTTACAATTACTTTGTATGAATTTAATTGACTTAAATCTAGAGGACATTTATAAAGGTAAAGCAACCTTAATAAAGGATAATAAATACTTTTCTACACAGCAATATATTGAACCATTTGTTGATAGAACAGATAAACTTTGTCAAGGTAATTATCTTATAAAAGCTGTCCCAGCTAATCAAATTTCAATTACTCCAGATGGAGAATTGGATACTGAAGATTTAGTATTTAATCGTATTAATATTGAGGCTGTGATTCCTGGAGAATATGAATTTGAAGGGTATCAAAAAGCTATCGGTATGATTTATGGTTTAGATACTAGAAAACCTGTTGTAAAATTTTATACTGGAGCTTTACGCTCTGCTTGTACAAACTTATGTGTATTTTCTCCAAACGCATTAAATGTACAAGAACTTCAACCTGAAACTGCTATTAACTATAAATTTGTAGAAGAAGCAGTGAATATGAAACTTGTTATTGGTGAAATTCTAAAACAAATTTCTCATCAACGTTATACTAAAGAACAGTGTTATAATCACTTAGGTGAGTGGATTGATAATTGTATAAACTTTAAATTTCACACGGAATTTGGAGCAATTAAGCTTTCTGAAACAACTCCCATTACTGCTTATAAAAATCTTTTTTACAACGAAAAATCTGATTACTTTGCACAAGACGGAGAAATTACCGGATTTGATCTTTACAACTCATTAACTGACACTATTTGTAATGGACGCTCTAATGATATTTGTAATCGATTTGAAAAAGTATTTCTTGCTGGTCGTATAATGAATCTCTGTTAATATGAAGTATATTATTAGATTTATATCATCTGAGAACAGTATCCTGTCAGAATGGGTTGATGCTAATTCGGAAACAGAAGCAATAGATATTATACGTGCAGAAAATACAGATGTTAAACAAGTCTTATCAATAATAGAAGTATAACTATTATGATTAAATAGATTTAGTATTTTGACAGTAATAAACATCGAATGACTAATTACATTAAAGTACGAAAACGTAATGGGATTTTAGAACCTTTTAATGGTTCTAAAATTACAAAGGCTATAACAGCTGCGTTCAAAACAACGAAAGAGCCTTATGATGAGGAAAAGTTAGCAATGTTCGTAGACTCTACGATAGCAACAATTCAGTCCTCCGAAAACAGTGAAATTGATATAGAAGTTATTCAGAACATGGTAGAAAATTGGCTAATGCAAAATAAGTATTATAAAACTGCTAAAGCCTATATTTTATACCGCGCCGATCATAAAAGACTTAGAGATTTCGCTCAAAAGAAGATTGATTTTATAACAAATTACATTCAATCAGATAATACAGCAAACGCTACAATCGATGATAATTCTAATGTCAGTAATCATAATATTGCGGTGTTAAATTCAGAAATTCATAAATCTGAGAATCAGAGTATAAATTTTCGTATTTTGGAGAATCAACTTAGAAAATTATATCCTGATTTTAACTACAAGCAGTTACTGATAGATTTAAATACTATAGGCTATTTGCACGATTCTTCTAGTCAAATAGGTATGCCCTATTGTGTAGCTATTAGTATGTATCCGTTCTTAACTCGCGGTTTAAAAGATTTAGGAGGACTAAGTGCTAAACCTGAAAGTATTGACAGTTTCTGTGGAATATTTTGTAACTTAATATTTCTTATTTCTAGTCAATATAAAGGAGCAATAGCCGTTCCTGGCCTACTTTTGTGCATGGATTATTTCTTAAGAAAAGCTTGGGGTGACGACTATTATCTAAAACTTCAAGAAAATATTAATTCTAGTATATGCACAAAACCTAATACTGTAGAACACCAAATTCATCAGTATTTTCAGCAAATTTGTTATACACTGATGCAACCTAGCGGCGGAAGAGGAAATCAATCCGTATTTTGGAATATATCAATCTTTGATAAGCCTTTCTATGATACAATGTACGGAGACTTTTTATTTCCAGATATGACTAAGCCACAATGGGAATCTTTCAACTGGTTGCAAAAAGACTTTTTACATTGGCTAAATCAGGAAAGGTTGAAAACCATACTCACCTTTCCAGTCGTATCTTTATGTCTCATCTACCAAGATGGAAAGTTTTTGGATGAAGAATTGTATGAATTTGCTTGCCAAGAATATGCCGAGGGTAATAGTTTCTTTACTTATATAAGTGACAGTGCTGATAGTCTAAGTAGTTGTTGTAGACTTTCTTCTAAAATAGAAAAGCCCCAGTTTAATTTCACAAATGGTCAATTAAGCGAAATGACTGGTTCTAAAAATGTTATAACACTTGATTTTAACAGAATTGTCCAAGATTGGTTTAAAACCATTCCTGATTATCACGACCATTTAAATACTGAAGGAAGATGTCAAGCTCCTAAAGAATATGTGATAGACTGGTTAAAAACTAGTTTTAAACCTTACTTAATTAGCATTTTAGATAGAATATATAAATACCAAACTGCGTATAATAGCTGTTTAGAAGAACTTCAAAAATCTGGAATGCTACCTACTTATGACGCCGGATTCATTAATATGAAGAAGCAATATCTTACAATAGGTATAAATGGTTTAAATCAAATGGCAGAATTTCTAGGATTTGAATGTAATAAAAACCCTTATTACGAGCAACTTTGTAATCTGGTCTTTACTACTATTAAAGAACAGAACCAATTACATAAAACTAAGGATCTTATGTTCAACACAGAATTCACACCATGCGAGTCAGCAGCAATTAAACTCTATAATCGGGATAAACAAGATGGTTATTGGGTCCCTACTGATACAAATCTTTATGCTAGTTATATTTATAAACCTAACGATCCAAATATAAGCATTTTTGATAAAATTTATCTACACGGAAGAAATTTCTGTGGTGATAATCTCGACGGTGGAAGTTCAGCGCATTTAAATTTAGCTGAGCATCTTTCTAAAGAACAGTATAGGAAAATTCTTACTTATGCTGCAGAGGTCGGATGTAAGTATTTCACTTTCAATGTACCTAATAGTGAGTGTGATAACTGTGGATTTATTACTAAAGTGCCGATAACTAAATGCCCTAAGTGTGGTAGTTTTGAAATTAGTTATTATGATCGCGTAATAGGATATTTAACACGAATAAAAAATTGGTCAGCAGGTAGACGTATTGAACAAAAAACTAGAATTTATGGAACTGTATGATTTTTATGCAGATTGGTGTGGAATGTGCCGTACTATGATGCCAATAGTAGATGATTTCCAAAAACAGCATCCTGAAGTAAATCTTATTAAAATTAATGTTGACGATGAGCCTGAATTAGCTGAGAAATATAATGTAAGCCATCTTCCAACATTTGTATTCAGCGATGGAACAAAAGTACTGTATAAGTGTAATAGAATGCTTAGTTCTGAGGATTTGGAGGAAATTTATCAAAAATCTTTAAAGAAGTGCTAAAGTTTCTTAATACAGAAATTGTTTTTAGAGAGATCCCTGATGAGATTTCTTTAGCAATTAATCTGACAAACTGTCCTCTCCGTTGCCAAGGCTGTCATTCTCCATGGCTTAGAGAAGACATAGGAAAAGAATTGACTGATGAAATATTATTAGAGTTAATTAAACAGTCGTCAGGAATTACTTGTGTTCTTTTTTTAGGAGGAGATAGTTCCTATGAAGATATTAGAAGATTTGCTAAAATAATAAAAAATACAGGGCTTAAAGTAGCTTGGTATTCGGGACAAACTATAATTCATACTTCTGATTTAGAATTTTTTGACTATATAAAGATTGGTCCTTATGAAAAAAAACTTGGAGGCTTGGATAAAATTACTACTAATCAACGGTTGTTTAAAGTAATTAACTCTAAGTACGATTTACAAGATATTACATTTAAATTCCAACAACACTTATATCAGTGATAAATTTATAATAATCATGATAGTAGTGATAATAGTTGATGAATGATATTTGTAATATTTATTAATATATTATACTTATGAAACAATATTGTCATATATTGAGAAAAGATATTGAAGCTATACTTGCTGAACAATCTAATTGTTTAGTTATTTTTACAAAATCTGGTCATAAGATTGTAATTAATGACAGTAATGTTAATGCTACCTTAAGGATCAGAGGAATAAAGAATATTCCTAATTTAATTCAACAAATAATGTCTTCGAGTAACGAAGAGGAAATTATTTTTAGTTCATTTTAATGAAATTATATTTAGCACACAATGATGTAGCTTTTGAAAACGAATTAAGACGTTTTATCGAAGCAGAAATGGAAGATGTAAAATTCTACGCCTACGATGAAAGCTATACAGATGATAGACAACGTGCTAATCGGCTTAAAGGGGGATTTTCAGCACGAAAGTCCCCTTTTGCTGTTTTAAAAACGAATGAGGATAAATTTCTTAAGGCGTTTTATAGTGAAGTAGATGAATGTACTGTAAAAAATATTATTCATAATTTACTCTATTACAATGGATATAAAAGTAGTAAACAAATCAAGCAATCCGCTTCCTGAATATGCTCATCCTACTGATGCTGGCTTAGATTTACGCGCAGATTTAACTGCTGTAAATACAGAGTTTCTATTTAATACAACCATATCTCCAGATGGCTCATTAGCTATTTATCCAGGTGGTCGTGCACTTATTCCAACTAATTTATTTACTGCTATTCCTGAAGGTTACGAGGCGCAAATTAGACCACGTAGTGGATTAGCTCTAAAACAAGGTTTAACCGTACTTAATTCTCCAGGAACTATTGATGCTAATTACCGTAACGGTTGGGGCGTCATTTTAATCAATCTTGGAGATAATACTGCTATAATTAAACAAGGAGATAGAATAGCTCAAGCAGTATTAAATAAAGTAGAACATATCAATTGGATTGAAGTTGATACTTTAGATGAAACTGATCGTAATTTAGGAGGATTTGGTTCCAGTGGAAAATCTTAAAAAAGTTTTTACTGAATATATTCAACATAGAATAAAAGGTAGAGATGCGCTTGATGAAGCATGTGAAATAAAAATTATCGATATAGATTTTATTTTTGGTTTATCACAACATCAAGAGCAATCAGCAGATCTTTTATTTGAATATATATTTGGTACTGATGCTTTAGATTGGGTTAATTGGTGGTTGTATGAAAAGAATGGGCCAATATCTCATTCTCCTTTAGAAGCCTATGATAAAGATGGAAATATTATTCCTACAGATACAATTGATGATTTATGGAATTTAATAGAAGAATGTTATGTGGATAAGCAGAAAAAATTGGGAAACACTGAATAATCACATTCTTGATCTATCTTTAAGAATTGATGAATTAAAACGAATAATTACTCCTTATAAAGGAATTTCTGGGCAAATTGAAAATCTTAAGAAATATATACTTCAGATGGAATCTAAATGTAAAGATAAACCATGTCCTGAATGTCCAGAAAAACCAGATAATAAATGATTGACTATTTAATCAGTAAAGACTCCCGAAATAAAATCAGAGTAGTATATTTATATTGTTCTGAAAATTGGGATGATGAATTAGAAGGATATGTAATTACTAGAACTACAGGTATGTTAGGTGGTAAATTAACCAATCAACCTAATATAGTTATTTCTCACGGAAAAGCTAAACGTACTTGTAAAGAACAGTTAGAACTTCAATATAATTCTGAAAAGAAGAAATATCTCGATAAAGGATATAAAGAATGTCCAGTTGATCCAACTACTGTAACAACAGAGGTTTTAGATAAAATTCTTGGAGAAGTTAAGACTGGCTCTAACGGTGAAATTAAGCCAATGTTAGCAAAGTCTTATAAAGATATTAAAACAAAAAATATTTTTGATAAAACTTATTATGAAAGTACTAAAATCAACGGTGTACGTTGTTTAATGTACTGGAATAAAGGTGAAATACATACTGCATCAAGAGGCTCTGTTAATTATGATTTGGCAACATTTCATATTATTAACCATCCTAAACTAATAGCTTTCTTTAAAGAAAATCCTAATATTATTTTAGACGGAGAATTATATACCGCTGGAGAAACACTTAATCGAATATCAGGAGTTTGTAGGGCTCAAAAAACAGTAGCTGAGTCTGAATTTATCAACTATTATATTTATGATATTGTTGATACACAAAAATCTTTTAAAGAGCGTCTTGAAATTTTAAAGTCAATTCAACAATCTTTGAACATTCCAATAAGCGATTGGCAAAATCCTTATATTAATTGGAAAGAAGATGACTTAAAATGTATTATGGTTCCTCATCATAAAATTACTGGTTGGGAAGCTATTAAAAAATGTCATGATGAATATGTAAGTAAAGGTTGGGAAGGCTTAGTATTAAGAGAAGAAAACTCTCCATATCAACCAGGTATGCGAAATAATAACTGGATTAAGGTTAAAGAATATATTGATGCGGAATATCCAATAGTTGGCATAGAAGAAGGTCTTCGTGATGAAGATATGTGTTTTATTTGTAAAACACCTAATGGATATACATTTAAAGTAAAACCAATGGGTCCAAGAGAATTAAAATATGAATATCTTCAAAATCAAGATAAATTAATCGGTAAAATGCTAACTATTAAATATTTTGAAATGTCTGGCTCTGGTACAGATGTTCCACAACAGCCTATTGGAATAGCAATTCGCGACTATGAATGATAAATAATAATCTATTTAGCATCAAAGTACATTTAGTAAAAAAAATAATACTTATGACAAGTTTTGATATACAACAAAAATTTATAAAAATCATTCAGAAATTTAACGCGGATGAAACTAATCTTTCTGCAGATATGCAGAATCTTAGAGAAACCTATGTAGAATTATTTGGTCGTTGGCCTCTACATTATTATATTTCTGATGACATTAATGTTGATAAAACTACTGAAAACTTTAAAGAAAAGTTTGATGTGTTTATCATGGATCATACTACTAACTATGATATAAAGTCTAATAAAATTGAAACTATATATGGTAGTTATATTATTTTTGACGGAACAATAGTATTACTCACTACAAACATTTCTGAAATCTTTACTGACCTGCCTATAGAACAATTAATTCCTCTTTATGAACAAAATAAAGAAGAATCGCCCAGTTCTGTTTATTGGGTAACTAGAGGCCAATTAGGATTTAATTCAACAAAATTATCTCTTAAACCCGCAAAATTTAATATTAAAACTCATTATAATGATGATTTTGATTACAATAAAGTAAATAATTTCATTAATGGTGAGAGTTCTGGATTAGTTATTCTACATGGAACTTATGGTACTGCTAAATCTTATCTATTAAGACACTTAGCTCAAGAAAATCCTGATAAAGAATTTTATTTCTTTGACCGTTCTACTTTTGAATATATAGGAGATTCTGATTTTGTAGATTTTCTACAAGATATAGAAAATTCTGTTATTATCTTAGAAGATTGCGAATCTTTGCTACAAGATAGAAATCAAGGAAATGCTTTCTTAAGTACTATTCTTAATTTAGCTGACGGCTTACTAGGAGACGGATTAAAACTAAAATTTCTTTGTACTTTTAATGCTAATATTAATTCAATTGATAAAGCAGTTTTACGCAAAGGAAGACTAAAATATCAGTATGAATTTAAAGCATTAACTCCAGAGAAAACTCAAGAACTTGCAAAAGAACTTGATAAAAATATTCCTATAGGAAAATCTTTAACAGTTGGTGAGATCTACAATTATAATGAAGAAAATAACGCACCTGTTCAAGGTAAACGAATAGGTTTCTAATTTTATAAAATATGGGTACTGATACATTTCAACGCATGATTGATGAGCTTAAAGCTCTTCACGAGAAATTAGAGAAACTTCGTTCATTCATTGACGATAAAGAAAAGTTTGAGAAACTTGATTTTCTCAATAGAGATCTTTTAATTACTCAGTTTAAGGCTATGGAGACTTATTTAAGTGTTCTATCGATTAGAATCGGATTAAATGCTCCTAAACAAGATAAGCCCGTTGAAGAGTCAGCTGAAAATACTTCTAACGATTGAAAAAATCTGAAGAATCCGAACAAGACAATTCAGTATTTTCGTTATATATAAAGGATATTAAAAAATATCCTATATTATCAGCGGATGAAATATCTAAATTGATTGTCAAAGCGCAAGCTGGAGATTTACAAGCTAGAAACAGAGTAATTGAATCTAACTTGCGCTTTGTTATTTCTATTGCTAAAAAGTTTCAGGGAAGAGGACTTCCTCTTATGGACTTAATTAGTGAAGGTAATTTAGGTGTAGCTTATGCAATAAATAAGTATAAACCTGAGTTAGGTATTCCATTTATTGCCTATGCTTCGTGGTGGATTAGACAATATATTAATCAAGCGATATATTGGACAGGACGTGAAATTCGATTGCCTGTATCTCAACATTTAAAAATTATTACTATTCTTAAATGTCGTAAAACTTATCTACAACAGAATGGACAATGGCCTACTACTACTGAAGTGTCTATGCTAACAGATATACCAGAAGATCAGATTGATTTTTTAATGATGCATCTTTCTAAATCAATTTCTGTCGACTCTTATGTTGGAGATGATGAAGAAAATAGTCAAGTATGTGATATTATCCCTGATGAAAATGCACGTCCTTTGGAAGAATTAGTAGACGACACTATTAAACGTAAAGAAATTCTTGAATCTTTTGATTTATTACCAATAAGAGAACGAGATGTTTTATCTATGCTATATGGTATAGGTAGAACTCAAATTGATAATAAACAAATTGCAAGGATGTATGGAGTTGGTATAGAAAGAGTTAGACAAATTAAAGAAGCAGCTATTGAAAAGTTAAAGATTATTGCATCTAATAAATTATCTAAATTATTATGAAAAATATTGATGTATATGATTTAGAGTCTTTAGCTAATCTTTTCACTTATACTGGTTATGATTATAAAAATGATAAGTGGTATCAGTTTGTAATCGCACCTTGGAAAAATCAAACTGCTGAATTAGTTGAACATGTTAAGAATTTAAATTTGATGATTGGTTTTAATAATGAAGCATATGACTATCCATTATTGCATCATATTCTAAATCATCAAAAAGAATATATAAATAATCCTAACGCCGGAGAACTTATTTATCAGAAGTCTCAACAACTAATTGATATGGAATTTTCTGCTATAGCAGATAGAAATAAATTAATTCCTCAGTTAGATTTGTATTTAATATGGCATTATAATAACAAAACTAGACATCAAAATTTGAAGGGACTAGAAATTCAAATGAAAATGGAAAATATTGAAGAAATGCCCCTTCATCATACGCATATTTGTACTCCAGAAGATGAGAAATTAATTCTAGATTATAATAAAAATGATGTTTTAGCAACATTTCTATTCTTTAAAGTTACTTTAGGAAAGACTGATTATCCTTTATATAAAGGTAAAAATAAGATAGAATTACGTCTTAATTTAAATAAACAATTTGGAGTAAACGTCTTAAACAAAGGAGACGTTCCGATGGGTGAAGAGTTAATTCTTAATCTTTATGCAAGAGCTGCTGGAATTAGTCCTTATCAATTAAAGAAGCAAGGAGGAACTCCACGACCTAATGGAATTAACTTAAAAGATTGTATCCCATATTGGTGTAAACTAGAATCGCCTGAATTTCTTACTTTATTACATCAAATAGAAAATACTACAATTAAAGGAGAAAAAGGAGAATTCTCATTTTCTGTTATATTTCACAATTATCAGTTTGATTTTGGACAAGGTGGAGCTCACGGCTCCGCAAATCCAAAAGTATGGAATTCTAATGAAGATTGGGTAATTGCAGACTATGATGTCGGATCGCTATATCCAAGTTTAGCTAAATCTTTAGGTCTTTATCCAGAGCATTTAGGTAAATTGTTTTTGAATCAGTATGTTGGATTTATTGACGATCGATTAATTGAAAAACATAAACCTAAAGACATAAGAAATAATACTTTAATTGAAGGATATAAACTTATTCTTAATGGTGCGTATGGAAAAAGTAAAGAAGAGAAGTCTTTCCTATATGATCCATTATATACTTTTAAAACAACTATAGCTGGTCAGTTATTTATATGTATGTGGGCTGAAAGATGGGTAAAAGCTGTTCCAGAACTTAAATTCATTCAAACGAACACTGACGGACAGACCATATACGTTCCTCGTAATAAAATTCATCTAATTCGTGAGGTTAATGAACAACTAACTAAGGAAACTGGCTTAACTATTGAAGAAGTTTTCTATAGTAAAATGTTCGTAAGAGATGTTAATAACTACGGCGGAGTATATGAAGACTCTACGATGGAACAAGAACACATTAAATTAAAAGGAGACTACGAAATTGATAAAGAATTTCATAAAGACCCTTCTATGCGTATCGTTCCATATGCTGTAAAACAATATTTCGTTTATGGTATTCCTGTTGAAGAAACAATAAGAAACCATACTGATATATTCGATTTTTGTTTACAATTAAGATGTAACTCTAACTCTGTCGGAGAACATTTAGCTATTGATCGAAATGGAAAAACTGTATTAACTCGATTAAATAGAATGACACGATACTATATAAGTAATGGAATTGGTTCTGGAATACTTCAAAAACATTTTAATGACGGACGTATTGTTGGAGTTAATACAGGTTATTCAGCTATAATATTTAATAAGTATATTAAAAAACCAATTAAAGATTATGATATAAACTATCAATTTTATATTTCTGAAGCATATAAACTAATTCATGCAATTGATAATAAACAATTGAGTTTATTTGATGATTTCTAAGATAATTTACAAATATTTTTTAATGATTATTATATGAATAGTAGACAAAAACGTAAATTGCGCTGGGATAAAACTCATGAAGCACCTATTAAATCTTATTGGACAAAAACTTCTGAATTTGGAACAATCCCACATTATAAAGATGGAAATATCAAAGGACTCTTATCTGAACTCAGAACTTACGGATTGATTAGTAAGCATTCAGGAAGTCAAAAGACATCTAAAATTAAAGCTGCCTTAAATCGATACAGACCTATTTGGTCAGAATATAAACGCACAATGGAAGCTTTAAATGCTTCTAGAAAAGAATCTGAGAAAATAGAAGATGCTGAGATTATTTCTGAACCTATAAATATTGAAAATGCAACTAATTAAACAATCTGCAATATTACTCCCTCAAGACTCAAATCTAGAGGGAGTTTTTAAACAGATTGAATTAGCTGCAAGAACATGCTATAAATCCGAAGATAAAATTACTATTGATTCAGCTAAACGAATGGTTGATACTTTGATTAAAAGCAATCATACTGCAATGCTAGAACACGGTACAATTTATCTTAAGATGCCAAATGGAGTATCAGGTATAA